TTGTTATTCTATAAGGTGAATTTGTTGGTGAAGAGCTAGAATGCATACTTACTGGATCAAACAACAACAATCTATTTTCTATTGATTCAATTTCAGTACCATCAGCCATTGTGGTTGGGGCATCGCATGTTGTTAAAAAAAACAATGCCCCTTGGTGTTTGAATGGCGTATCAGAATGTTTGGCATGATGTTCAACTTTTGATGTACGACTAGGGAAATAAAGGTTTCCTTTTATTCTAAATAAAGCATGTATTTGTATTTTAGATGATATTATTGTGAATGGATCTCTTTGAATACCATACCCATCTTGCCAACCACCTTCATAAGCGTGATATGCATTTGTAGCAAAATATCTATCTTGATTGTGTTTATCATTATTATTAATTCTATTTTGTAATCTCCAAGGAAATTCAGATTCCATATACTGCTTTACATAACCATAATCACTTGAGCTTAAAAAATTGTCATACACAATATAATACATTACTACCTCTATTTAAAATTAGGTCCGTTCACCCAACACACAAGACTGTATCTACTACCTTTAGTAACTGGTACTACGCCATGCTTCATATATGATGGGAAAAATATAGCTGTTCCTTGTTCCATTGAATCCTCTACATTAAATTTATCTACATCATCAGGAAACTCAAACGTACCACCCTTATAGCTTTCAGGTGAGCTTAATTGAATAGAAACAGAAAGTTTTCTTACTAGTTCATTTGGTGGAACATTGTCATAAATACCATCTTCGTGTGGTTTATAAAACCCCTGTTTAACCTCATCATATTTTGTTATTTGGAAATCTTCTGGATAAGCTAAATCAAAATTATAAAATTCTTTATTAACTTTGTCTATTAACTGCATTATGGGCACATATAAATCAAGATGCCTTATTATCCCATTCAACCAACTAACATCACTTTGCCTTACTGAATTGGTTTTACTAATGTTTCCAGTCAATGCTTTTTCAAAGTTTGGTTTAGCTCTTTCTATTATTGTATTGCATAGATCAGCACTAATTGCTTTTTTTGCTACTATTATATTTCGTTTCATACCATTTTGCCTACTCTATCCATATAAATGAGGTCTACCATCGTACCTGCATTCAGGGTAATGCTTACCATTTCTCTCGATCCAGTGCAGAAATACTTGATAGTGTCTTTCGTATGTTAATTTATTTCGCCAGTGCTCTTGATCAATACCTTTGTACATAAGTGCCTGACCTACACCTAATGTGTATCTTTTACCTTCTGCATAAAACGCCCAATCATCTCCACCTTTCCCTCCAATATTTAAAGTAAGGCTGACTTCACATGCTGGTCTATCAGTATGTGCAAAACAATCCTGACCTTCAAAATAAGCTCTCCAAAATGAATAAGTGGGTACTAACTCTTTACCATATTCTTTTTCTATTTTGGGTTGTAAATAGTGTAGTAATATTTCTGTAGGTGGGTCGCCATAAAACTCACAAGCATTTGGAAAACTAGCATCAGGCGAGGTTCTACCAACTAGGTTATTATTTATTAAATAATCTATATGTGCTTTGTATAACTCGACTTGATTTTTTGTAAGGCAATCAATTATTTTATTCATAAATAAAATATAATTAATTTATTTTAAAATGCAAAAACTTTTTCACATTTTTTTTGGGTTTATGACCAAGGGAAAACAGCGTTTTCGTCTGAATCTTCTTTTGGTGTAGCACCATGTATTTTTTCTTGGTAGTCTATTTCGCCTACAAGTGTTTCTTTTATATTAGCCATTATAGCGTCTTCTACTCTACTTTCCATCCAACTAATAACATTAGCTTCTGTTACTGAAGAATATTCTGTAAAGTTAGAATCAATATTATCTACATTCATGTCTAAATCAAACCCACTTTCAGACGTTATTGAGCCTATACTTTCACTCGTTGCTACAAGACTTGCTGCAACCCTAACAATAACATCTGTATATGTTTGACCATTTTCAGTAATGTCTTTTGTATATAATTTTTGTATTTGCCATGTATACGTTGCCATCATAAACTCCTTAACTTTGTACTGTGCCTTGTACTGTACCATTATTGGTAAATGTAAAACTTATTGGTGCTGCTTTCTCAACTGCTAGACCTGCTGATCCACCTGAGCCTCCTCCACCTCCAGCTGTCCCAGATGTTGTTGATGGAGTACCAGTTGTTCCATTTGCACCACCACTTCCAGCAGAACCATAACCACCACCAGTGCCACCAGTTCCTCCAGGGCCGCCATTACCTGCAGGGCCTGTTCCTCCAGCAGAGCCACCTGAACCTGGATCTGCCCCAGGCTGATTATTGTAGCCTCTACCTAAACCTCCACCTCCACCAGAACCACCATTGTATCCAGTTACTTGTGTCTGTTGTGATTGTGGATATTGTCTATAAATTCTATAATACTGTCGTGTGTAAGGTGCTCCACCTTGTGGATTAGGTTGTTGTTGTTGAGTTACAAACGGTCCCCTACCATAAGTATATTGTCCAACTGTAACAGAGGTCAAACTACCAGGACCAGGACCCGAAAATACAGTACCTGAAGGATTAGTCCAAGCCCATAACATTTCGTAGTTATACGGACTAGTACCAAATCGTGCCCACCAATATCCTGGCTGTTGCCAACTATGGTTCGGTCCCTGTTGTGCAGTGGTTTGCTGTTGTTGTTGAAGGTTGCCACCTCGACCTCCACCACCAGCACCTCCACCTCCGCCTCCACCAGCGTAAATAGAGCCATTGTTTATGAATGTGGCAGGACTAGCAACTTTAATTGCATCCCCCCCAGCACTTCCAGCAGATCCTGAGCCACTGTTGGCAGAACCTCCTCCACCTCCTGATCCCCCTGCTCCTATGATTGTGCCAGCATTAGTTACTGTAATATCACCTGCGGCACCAGAATCGATTTCGAGGGCATATTCTGAAGTATTACTTGTGCCTAAAGTTACTGAGGCGGGTATCACTATTTCTTTGGGATAATCAACATCATAGTCATCACCAAATAATGCAGAGGCGTTTTGATCAGTAGCTCCTGCATTGTATGTGTACCTAAAACCTTTAGCTTGACCATAAAAGTCACTCAGTTGTAGCTCACCACTTGTAGGAACATTTGCTGCTAAGTTAGTAGCTTGGTTGTCTCCAGCTTTTGCTTTGATATTTGTGCCACCTCTATATAAACTGGCAGCAGGTACTGATCCAGAGCCACCTATAAATTCAGTCCTTAAGTCTGAAAATTTTACTTGTCCAGAACTTGGAATAGCCATTTACTAAGCTCCTCTTAATTCATTTATTTCTTGCTTAAGTTCTTTGATTGACTCAATTAATAGACCTATGATTTGGTCGTATTGTACAGTCTTATATGCCACACCATCGTCACTCTTCAGTGGCAACTCTTTCTCTCTTACTGCACTTGGTAGCACCTTTTCTACTTCTTGTGCAATAACACCTGCTGATTTTACACCATCTGCTTTGTATGTGAATGTGTAACCATTTAGCTGACTTACTTTGTCTGTAGCATTTTCAATCTTCTCAATGTCTGTCTTCAGTCTTTCGTCTGATATAGTTGTTGAGAAAGCAATTACGTCACCATCTGCATGGAAGTCACCATCTGATTCCATACGAAATTCTTCGTTAATGCTATTATTGTGATTTAAGAAAAAACTTATTCTACCTTGTTCAGAGCCATTTGTAGGTGATGCAATATAGCCTTCAATAGAAGCATACGTTGTATCGTTAGATGCTGTATCGTTTCCTCTAAATGTTAAATTACCAATACCATCATTTGCTGCGGGGGATGCAGAATTTCTATATAGAAAAATATCAGGTGCATTTGCAGAACCATCATCAGCTACAGTAACTGAAATGTTAGAATTAGTGCCTGTACCTGTTACATCTATACCTGTTGATGTAGTTTTTAATTTTGAACTACCATAATGATATAAAACTACCTGTCCTGTAGAACCATCACATAAAATATAATCTGTGTCTCCACCTGAACCATTGTCAGATTGGAGAATAATATCCTTGTCTGTACCTCTTTGTCTAAGATAAAGACTACCATCCCCATCATGGTCAATAAATCCATTACTACCACTGTGTTGAATTTGCAAGTCATTGCTATTACCCATTACAATAATATCACCATCTTGCATATCAAGGTTGGCACTTAATGTAAGTGTGCCACTAATATTACCTACACCATCAATATCAAGGCTATCAGCTTGTAGTTCGCCTGTGATGTCTATGCCATCTGATTTGGTGGCTAGTTTGGCTACTTCATTATGAAAAAGCGTAACTGTGCCACCAATTCCAGTATCAACGGCTTCTAAATATTTATTACCATTTGTATCTCTTAACCGAAGATTACTACCATCAATATTTAATGTACCAGCTCCTTCTTCACTAATAACAGAAGTAGTTCCATCACTATAAATAGACAAAGTAGTAGTTGTACCAAATTCTGCTCTTACATTAGTATTAAATTTTAAATTACCTGATGTCTTAGTATCTGCTGCATCACTTCGTAGAAACTGTGTACTGTCAAGGCTATCAAGTTGGTTTGCATTTGATGCTGTGCCAGTTAGTGAAGCAGTGATTGTGCCTGCACTAAAATTAGCAAAAGCGTCTGTGACTGCTGCTCCGCTGCCTGCACCATCCAAATATACTGCTTTTGTAGCCCCACTTGGTATAGTTACATTTGCCCCACTGCCTTGGGATATATTTATAGACTGACCACCAGTTGTAGCATTTTCTATGTATTGCAATCTTGATACAGTATTTGGAGCTATAGTTAATGTTCTTGTCGCAGTTAATGTTGCTGACGAAGTTACCTTGAAGTACATCGCTCTAGCTGGGTCACTAGCTCCATCTGCTACTGTAGTTGTGGCGTCAGCGTTTGTGGTAAAACAATCTTGAGTGCCATAACTTAAACCTTCACCTATCAACTCTAGGTTAAGGTTTGTTATAGTTCCCCAAGTACCACTAGCATCGCCAGTTCCTAATTCATTAAGTCTAAGATCATTAACGTATGTACTTGCCATTTTAGTCTATCCTTACAATTGCTGAAGCTCCTGCTGCTGGGAATACAATTCTAAATGTACCACTTGATACTGTAAAATCACCACCAAAATCAAGAACTGCTATAGCTTTGTCGCCATTGGTGCTATTGTATATTAATGCACCTCTTGCAGTAAAACTTGCACCTGTCCATGTTGGGTCATCTGCATCAAAATATGCAGTAGTTCCAGATGTACCCACTAATTGACTTGTAAGGGTTTCCCCCCCTGAAGTATAACCAGTTCCACTCACCTCGTTAGTTGCACTATATGCAGTTGTGGTCGCATCTAATGTAGCAGAGCTTGTATAAAGAGCTATCTTAATAGTATCTCCACCATTTGCTAGGTTGTGACCTTCCTGCAATATTTCTGACTTAAAAGAAGTCGCCATTGCTTGTGTAATTGCCATTTTTTAAATACCTCCTTCGTATTCTGCTCTATAATTACGTTGCATCTCTTGTTGGAATAAAGCTATTGCTTCATCAAACTGAGCTTTATACAAGTTTACACTATCGGGTGCCTTTAGAAAAGAGGAACTTTCATATAGGCAAGCTGACAATAAAACTTGCTCTGCATTATCTCCTATCCAATTATTAGCATTGGAAACAGATAATCCTGTTTCGAGACCCACAAAATCCACCTCATAAGCAAGCGTTGCTGAGGGTACTGGGCCCAGTAATATTGTTACGCCACTTGTGTCAGCGTCTTTTGTCGCATACATAAATGGTGTGCCTTGTGTAGTGGCGTTAGGAACATAATCTCTTAAGTATGAATCTAACCTATGCTTTAAGTAAATTACATCACTATCTGCTTTTGTTACTGATACTTGCCTAATCATTCTAGCATTGGCAACTGAGTATTCAGCAGTGCCAATAACAAGATTACCTGATTGCTTTTGTCTATAACAAGGTAAGCTAGGCAATCTAGCAAATATCATAGCCTCTGCTTGTGTTATAATGTCTGGTATAGAGTTTTGAAACTCTGTACTATCATCTTCCATAAAATTTTGTATGTCTGCTACTAAGTTTGTATAATTCATTTATTCACCCCAAGCTCCTGAACTCCATGTATCTTCACCAAAACCTCTATTTACCTCAATGCTTGATGTTCCTATTGCTCCAGTTCCTGCCAAGCCAGTTTCAAATGCTTCTGCGACCCCAGCCTCCTCACCTATTGCTCCAGTTGCACCTATGCCACTTACGCCAGTGGCTTGTAATAGTACATTGCCATTACCACTTACGCCAAACGCTTCAGTAGCCCCAGTACCATTTACACCAGTCACACTTAACTCTGACTCTGGAACGTCTGCACCTATAGCTCCTGTTCCAGCTTCGCCAGAAGGTGTGGCGTCAGTCTGAAAGGTCTCATCGCCTATCGCTCCACTTGCTGACACACCAGTCTCACTAATCTCAGATTCTGGTATCTCTGAGCCAATAGCACCAGTTCCTGCGACACCACTGACTGGGGCATCAGTAGTAATAAAGAATGTAGATGTACCAATAGCTCCAGAACCTGCAACCCCAGTTAATGTGTCAGTTTGTGTGTCAAATGTTTCGTCACCTATAGCACCAGTGCCAATTGCACTTGTAGGCTCTGCTCCAGTGTCGAATGTCTCAATTCCTATAGCTCCAGTAGCTGATACGCCAGTAACAACTACATCTTCATTATCAGAAATAACAAAATCACCAATAGCCATAGTACCAGCAACACCTGTGGCATCTACTTTCATATCTGCTCTAATTGTATCTAGGAAACCTACTGAGCCAACGCCTATAATACCTACACCTTTTTGTGAGCGTTCTACTCTTGAAGCAAATATATCTTGTGTACTATACCCATAATATATAGATACATTTTCTGGATCATTGTCTGGTCTTGGCTGAAATAAAGCAGTAGCATCTACAACATTTTTGGCTGGCGTTAATTGTGGGTGCTTCGGTTCCCATTCGCTAGGTTCAACTCGCAAACCATCCCAAGTCGTCTTAAGATCAGTATATTTAATCTTAAAGCCACTTCTATCGCTTATCGCTACAGATTTTTTGCCACTAGCTAATTTTGCCATTATGTCATATTCAACGCAGTTGGCTGAACCCTCAAGCTAACCCCATCATTATCACTTGATGCCGCAAAGTTAAATGACCTCTCATACATCTCATTTAATAACTGAAATTTTTCTGGTGCATATTTCATAGCTAGTTTAGAAGCTAGTCCAGCACATATAGTGTCACTCCATCTATACGGTATGTCTGCATCTTGGTTAGATAATGTAACGTCTTCTAATTGGTTCATAGCCCAATATACTAAAGAATATGTAGATGTATTAGGAACTGACCAAAAGTAAATTACTGGTGTGTATTGCCTATCAATCATATATTGACTAGGTTTTCCTGTGGTATCCTTATTAGGCAACTGATTATAATCTTGAATTGTAATCCTATTTATTATTTGATCTGTATTACTAGAACTATCTCTAATGACTGCATCTAATATATCTATAGTTCCTACTGGAAGTGTATAACTTGTAGTACCATTAACTAATGGCAAGGTGTTTTGTGATAAAGTCCAATAGTTTATGCCTCTATTAGCGAACTCAGAAAATAATAAATTAATACTTCTTCTAGCAGATATAGCGTGATCTCCAGTCCTAGTCTGAATATCAACACCACATCTTTCGAAAGATTCAGTAATTATTTCTTCTACATCTGGTCTAAATGCAACTGTACCACTTGTAGCCATACTTAAGCTCCATCATTTTGTATATATATAAAATCTAATCCTGCAGATATAGCTATGTCTGCTCCTGAACTATCGCCTATGGCTCTTACTTCAATATCTGTTTTCTCATCAAACTTTAAGGGTATAGTGTATGTTTGGTGTACTGAGCTTTCTGCCTTCACAAATTTATCCTTAATTTGAAACACTTCGCCATTTGGTCTTGCTACCAAGTGAACAGTGCAATATTTGTTATTTTGTGTAGTAGCTACAGTTATATCTGTCTGTAATAGGTATGCTGTATAACCTCTTGGAACTGTCCATATTGCCATTACAGTCTGATTGTCGCCTATAGCTATGGTAGCGTACTTGTTTGCTGGTACTCCTGTTGCGACTGTACCAGTTCCTGCATATATAACGCCAGCATTCTGTCCACCAGTTCCTGCAGACCTAACGACCATTCTATTAATTCTTAAAAATTCATTAGTTGTATTTACTGCAGTTTGTCCATTTAATGTAACTGTTTCACTTATTTCATCATAATTTGTGTCTAATCCAGAAAGCTCTACAGTTCTAGCACCAGTTCCTGCTGAAGTATCTGCAGTTGATGAGCTTGATACTTTAAGTACAGAAGCAGAAGCTAAATACGAATATAAACCACCTTGTGCCCATACTGTCTCTAAAGAATCATCTACATCTGGGTTAAAACCAAATTTAAAATTACTTTTATGAAATGATATTTGATTACGAGCTACTTGAAGATAAAATGGCTCAGTAGTTCCAACCCTACTAATTGAAGATACTTGAGCCATATTTACTCTCCTTAATACTCTTTAGCTACCCTTAAGATTACTTGGTAGGCATCACCCGCAGCAGCAGACCCAGTTGTAGTGAACTTAATGTCACCAGTTGGGCTTGTGCCATATGATGAGCTTGAAGGTAGTCCTCCAAACTTTTCAAAGTTGTGATAGCCTTGTTGACTTTCTGCTAGGTGCATGACAATAACATCTGTAGTAGCATCTGCTAACACTTCTACTGTCAATCCCTCAATAATCCACCAACACTCAAGTATTCTTACGCCTGTGCATGTTTCACCATTGGCGTTATTAACCAAAGACGATACATCAATCTTCGTAACTGCACTTTCATTGCCAGTATCGACATACTGATATTGAAAAGCGAACACAGCCTCACGAGGGTTATCAGCTATCGTAGTTGTTGTTACGATATCAGCCATTGTTACCCCCTAATTAGCTTAATGCGGCGCCTACTGCAGTTACCCAAGCAGAACCTGTGTTAATTACTAAGCAATACTCGTCATCGCCAGCACCATTGTCATTGATTATATAAACTGTTCCTTCAGCAGTATCGGCTGCGGTAGGTAAATCAGCAGTTGCTACTACTGGATATTCAAAACCATTGTTGGACTTCACGGGTCCTGTAAAAGTTGATCGAGCCATGTGTTTCTCCTTGTCTTGGCTAGTGTCTGCTTACGCAGTCAAGGTTAATTTTAAAGGAGAGGAGACTAGCCCCTCTCCAGTAGCGAGGTAATTATGCAGCACCTTCTGTACCAAAAACACCACGCCAGTCAGTGAAACCAAAAGAATATCTTTCTCTCACTTTATAACGAATGTTTCCAGTCTCGAAGTCGCCTTCCATGCCCTTCTTCATTGGGCTTCTTTGGAACATCTTAAGTCCATCAGGAACATCAGTCTTAACAAAGAATGCATCACTGTCTGTTAATCTTCTCATCACATGATAGCCTTGTGGTAAGTATCCACCAGACTTAATAGCGTTAAGATCGTTATCAGCAGTTCCTGTTCTTAATTGGCTCTCTAATAATCTTTCAGCTACGAAAGTATAAGCAGTTGGGATAATAAGCATTGTGCCTTGAGCAGCAATTCTTAATCCTCTGTCATCCTTCATATCTGCAATGTTTATCAAGATACTCTCTAAAGATGTCTCAGATAAATCTGCAGCAGTAGCTAAAGTATTACTTTGGTTGCCATTTTGAGTTGGGTGTGATGTGCTCAATAAAGAAACACCATCGCCACCATTTGTTGAAGTAGCGTTATTTAAAACATTCGCTGCTTTGATTTCTTTAGTAGAAGCCATAGACCTAGCTAATGCTTTTGTATAACGTGATGCGATTGACCCATAAAGACCATCTTCTTCAGCTTCTTCAGTAACTGAGAAAGCTAAAGCAATAGTTTCGTGCTGATACCTTGCAGTCCACTGTTGAGATGCACTATCGTAACTTACGCTTGCACCTTCGTCTTTAGTTGGAGCCGCTCCAAAACCTGTCAACAATACATCTTCTTCAAATGCTTTTTGAGATGTGTTGCTTTCAAATACTGCAGCATACTCTGGTGGGTAACTATCATATTCTAAGCCGAACAAGGTATTCAAACCAGGCTCAAGCATTTTTGCAAATTGTGCTCTATTCATTGCCATTGTTTAAATCTCCCTTATATTCCAGCACTATCTTTGAGCAAGTGCTCATTGATAAGAACTTCCATGATTGCATTTGCACCAAAGGCGTTATCTGGAGCATCATACAGAGCTATGATTTTTGCAGTAGCCGCAGTGGCTGCCATAGTTCCTGATATTTCAAATCCAGATTGTCCAGTGGTTGCAGAACCAGCGCCAGCAACGACATCAGCACAGTTACCAATGTTTGTCTGAGCAGTAGTTCCTGCAGATTGAACTTTAAACACAGTATAAGGATCATCATAAACGTAAGCTTTTATATCTGTAGCTACAGTTCCTGACGGCCAGTATTGTGAATAAACATAAGAGCCATCTGAAGCAGTGTAAGATACTCCTGCGAAAACGCCTATATTATTAACTTCTGTGGCAGTGTGAGGTGTTATTACACCATCTGCAGTGATTATGCAGAGATCACCAGTAAAGATGTTCTCAGCTAAACCCGAAGTAATTGTATATACATTTGCACGAGAGTAACCATTACCACTAAGATGACGTACGGGTACAAACCCAAAAGCAGCATCAACATTTGCCATTTTTTATCTCCTAGTTAATAGTTAGTCTTCCATAGCAGACAATTGTCTGCCACCACTAACTGAACTCTTCCTCTCTTGATAGATTCGTTGTCCAGTTCTTTGCCCTAATGCATCGAGGTCGCCTGCAAGTGATTCATTTTGTTCTACGTTCCTATTAGAGTAATAAGCTTTCATCTGCTTATGTTTCTCTATAGGCATTTCGCATAACAACATGCCTTCAATTCCAATACAACCTTCCCACTGTCCATGATTAATAGTTGGGAACAACTTACTCTTCACAGTACTAGCAGGGCGAGCTTCCCACCCTTCTCGCATTCTCTTGAATACGTTATCAGGCGTGTCCTTCCCCTGAATCGAGGTAGCTACCCATCGCTGAACATAACCAGGTCTCGGTTCTGGTGCATCCAACAATGCTGGTGGTGTCCAATGTGTCTGAGGTCTTGACTCCTCGTCTCGTACACCAGTTCGGGTTTCGTTTGCTCTCACATTTCTATTTTCAGCCATGATTAACTCCTTTGACTTTTCTGAATTTCTGAAGCGTATTTTTTCAAACCTGCCTCATCATTTATTCCAAGCTCTCTAGCCATTCGTAACTGATCCTGTGTCATTCGAACCCTGTTACCTCTATACGATGAGCCACCCGTAGTTGGTGTTACTATCTTTCTACTCTTACCCTTCGTACTTTGGTCGTTACTTGATACTAACTCTGGAAACACCTTTTGTAAACGACTATTTAATTGGTTGTAATAGTCGTCTGAGTTCTTGTCGAACCCTTCCAAGTCGAGTTGTACATCTATGGCTCTAGCCGCTGCCGTTTCTCTTTCGTATCCTGTAGCGTTGAACCATTGGTTTCGTTGCCACCAAGTCATCGCTTTTGGAGGTGCTGGATTAACTGCAGCTTGTTGTGCTCTGCCAACTGTAGGCGATTGTGTTTGTTGTTGTTGCCTTAGTTGTTTTTGCATTTCGCCAACTCTCATAGCTGCTCTCATATCAGCTAATTGTTCTGAGAAATTAACTTGAGCGTCAGTATCGCCTTCTTCAACTGCCTTATGCAAAGCTTGCTTTGTGAGTTGGTAACGATTTTCAAACTCACTTTGTGCTCTAGCAGTTTGTTGCTCTACATTTGTGTTTTCCAATCTAGCTAACCTAGCTTGTAATTGAGCAACTTCTTCTTGATACTTCTTGGCTTCTGTTTCAGCTTGTCGCCTTTGAGCAGACATTTTGTTTAGTCTAGCTTGCACTGCTTCGCTATACTTTTTGTCTTTCTCTTCTTTGGTTTCAGAAACTTCTTCGACTTCTTCAGTATTTTCTTCAGATTTAGCTTCAACTTTCTCTTCAGCTATCTCAATTTCAAAGTCATCTGACTGAGCTTTACGCCTAGTCTCTTCTATTTCTTTTTCAATCTCTTCGATTGCACTATTTTTTTCTTCCATTACAACCCCCTATTATATATATGCAGTTACATCAACGCCTTCAGGCAGTATGCTTGTAACCTCATCATCGTTTAATAAAAGAAATCTAACGCCATTAATTGTAAGTTTTTGTCCAGCATATTTACCATATGTGACCTTATCACCTACCTTTGGCTTGTTATAGATACGCCAACTTGCTCCACTTTCTCTTTCTCTGTAAGCAAGCTCACCAATAGCTGCAACTGTTCCATGAGCAGTAAGATATGCTTCGTTCTCTTTTGCCTTTTCTGGAAGTATTATGCCACTTTTGGTTTTTTGTTTGGCTTGGTTTGGTTGTATTAGAATTTTCCAACCCATAGGTGTTGGAAGTTGGTGGGAACCGATTGTAGCCTTTGACTCTTCATCGGTATATAGCTTTGCTACGTCATGTTGATGAGACATGTTTATTCATCTCCTTGATCTAAGTCAGTTAATGTTTTGTCGATTATAGCACAAGCGTCTTCAAGTCCTTGAGCTATACCAACGTCTTTTTGATATGATTGAAAGTCTGTTTCTCTACCCTCAATCATCTTCTCTGCTATCGCAGATTTCTGTTCTCGTAGGTTGTTCTTTATTCTCTTCAGTAGTTCTATTGTGTTCATTTAGTTTTACCTCTCCAGACATAGAGACGCCAGTGACCACAACCTCTACATCTTTACTTTTTTCCATACTTCTTGCCTTTTTTCTTGGTTGTTTTTTTCTTTGTAGTGGTTTTTTTGCCATACATTTTCATTTTGTTTCCTTTCGTCATTAGTGATGGAAATGAAGTTCTATTCATGACAAATATAATAACGAATTAAAAATAAAAGCCAAATATTATTTTTTTATCTCTATAATTGGTTCTGCGA